GGTACAATGCGGTCCTTTCTCCCCTTCCCTTCCCTGATATGAATTGTACGCTTTTTAAAATCAACATCATCCATTTTTAAGTTCAGGCATTCTGAAATTCGTAGTCCGGTGTTGAACAGAAATGTAGCGATGAGATTGACGAGTTTGTTTGAAATGGCCGCGATGACTTTCTCTGCTTCTTCTTCAGTGAGATAAAATCGTTCTTTCTTAGGCATTTTCATGAAGTCCATGGTCACTGCAATATCGCGGGGTACAATTTCCTTCTTATAGCAAAAGGCATAAAATGTTCTGAGAGTGTAAAACAAATTGCTTCTTGAATTTGGTGAATAGTTCTTAACCTCTTTTGTATATCGCATGAATGCTTCTAAATCGTTTTGAGTCACGTCTTCAATATAAATCGGTCCGTTATGCAGTTCTTCTATGAATCTTTTAACCATGAGAAGATCCCGGCGGTAAAGGTAGATGGTTCTTTCGCTTCTGTCGATACTGACCATATAATCGACTAGGAGGTCAAGAGCGTCACCGAATAACATGTTCGTTTTCCCCTTTCTATGAGAGCTGAGTTAATACGTTTACTTATTGTTTCATGTTCATGTTAGCTCTGATGTTGGCTAATAGCAAGGGATACAGCGGTTTATTCGATCGAAGTGATAGCTATCAATACCGTGATCTTATTGTTGCTGAGTAGTTTGTTTTATCAAGTTCTGCGTAAGTACAGCGCCACCTGCCACGAGTACACCTTGAATAATGGCCTCAGCACTTATGCTTATTAGAGCGATTGACAATCCAATACCTGTTACAACCAAAATCCAGGGAATAGTCCAGTCGTGAATCAATGGTGTTTTCTTTAGAAAAGTTCCGAGAATCCAAAGGACTGGCACTAAAACGACGATATTTTCTTGAATGAATGTCAAAATATCCACAGCTTTTTTCTCCCTTCAAAAGAACACGACACATCTTAACAATGCGACTTGGATTTTGAAATGATCCAAGTCGCTATTTTTCTGTTGAGGCGTGCCGCGCTACCATGTGATAAAGTGATTGATCCTGCGATTGGTTTTGTATAAATCTTTACCCCTAACCCTCAAGTTGGTACTGTCCCCTGCATCCAGGGTAATTGCTGCGCTACAACCTAGATTCTTAGCGGTTAGTTGAGCTCTGGCAATATTCGATGCGGGTCTGACCGCAATAATGATCCGTTTTTTTGACGGATTGTATCCGATAATCGGACGAGTTCTAGACATTCCAATATCGCTAAAGATTCCAGTAAAACCGCCGCTGACCATGTTGATTTTCGGCTGAATGGAGCAGCCGGAAACGGCAAACCACACATTCGGTTCCCCGGTGATACTGAGCAGTTCTTTGACAACCACTGATCCATCCTTATAGACGATTATGGTTCCAGCAGGTTTATTATGCGGCTGACGATTTGAAAGGATCTTGCCCTCCGATACCAAGATCCCAAGCGGGTAAGTTTGACCATTACTGTAATGCCAAAAGTAGCCGCCGTTAACCATGTTATAAGCTGCTACGTCAGCCATACGCCTATCAGCCATAATAATCTTAAGCGCCATAGGGTCCACTTCAACAACATCTGTGGCTGCGATCCGGTAATATTTCGGGTCGACATAACCTCTGTATTGAAGGTTTTTCATTTCACTTAGCGGAAAATATCGCCCTGGACAATCTGTCGATCCTACTTCAAAATGACCTTTGATCCGTTTGATTAGGTGTTCTTCAGATAATTTTCGGCAAAGCCAAACGCCCGCATTAAACTGAGCATCCGGCATGGCTTTTGTTACTGAATTGTACGCACCACGAAACCCAATGCCAAGTGAGGTGCCATTTGAAGTTGATGCATGCGCCCCATAGTTCAGGCCGCGTACCTCGGTGATCGTCCCGTCATAGTCAATCCAGTAGTTATACCCTGCGCCCCGCCATCCCTTCTTCAAATGGGCATCATGCACATCCCTCAGGGTCCATGTGGCGTGGTCCATATGGTGTAGGACTAGAGTGTTTACCTCATTCATCCGAAGCGGTACCGGCGCGCCATTCCACTTAAATGGGAAGGGTTTGATTACAAAATTCATATGATCCACCTCATCTCATTCCTGACAGGTAATAAAACAAACCGCCAATAATCGCTAGTTTTAGCAGATCGACGAAAATAGTCAAAGACGCATTCTTGAAACTGTCCGGTTTCGTTTGCAACTTCTTTAGTTCAAGTGTAAGGTCGTTAATGCTCATCTTGATTTCAGATAGTGTCAGATATATCTGGCTGATTTTTTCCCGATCGACAGAAGTGGATTCTCTAAGACTCCCGATTTCATTTTGAAGTGACCTGATGAGATCGCCCTGGTGTTTAACTTTTTCGGTCAGTTCTGAGATGTAGATGGTGTTAATGCAGTCTTCGTGTGCTAAAGCAGCCAAGGCGCACTCCCCCTTTTTATGGTCTGTTGAGAGCATTCATCAATTCCACAAATGCCTGGACCTCTGAACCCTTTAATTCCACCCGCATAAGAAATGCCATCAGGTTTGTAAATTCCTTCTCACTTAGGTTGAATTCCTTTGTTTTTTCATCCAAGATCTAACCCTCCATTTTTTCTTCCAGTGTTTTTAACCGTCTGGCTAAGTCCTGACAGAGTTGTAATAATGCAACCGGCAGTTTCTCATAGGCAAAATAGTCTGGAAGCCCATCAGCATTACACTGTACGAATTCATGAAGACCTAACGCTTGTGCCTCGTCGGCAATAACACCATGGTTAACGGCTCCTGATGCATCAATTTCATCTATATATTTGAAGGAAACGACTCTTAGATTTAAAAGCGCATCAAAATCAAAATCATAGTACTCAATATCCCTTTTATGGCGAAGTGGCGAGGATACATACCCGAACTGACCTGATGAGTTAACCTGTACCGCACGTGCCGAGGTCACGGTCCTATTGTAGGTAGGCAAACAGGTAATATTGTTCTGAAATACAACGTCAGCGGTATCGGATGAGTATATATTTTTGGCATATATTGTTTTGATATAACCATTAAGCCAGTAAACGCCACCATAACCTAAAGAGTATGAATCTCCCGAAACTGGCGCAACACCACCGGCTACATCTACCCGTGTACTTGGATTCAGATAAATATTGGTAGTGGCGAAAAGCGTCATATAAGTTGTGGTCTGGCTAATATAACTTTGTCCGCTCGTTGTACCAAAAAGGTTGATTTCACCGGAGGTGTATACGCCAATATCAACCCGCTTTCCACTGGTTCCGGTTCTGATATTGGAACCGGTGATAGTTCCGGCTGTGATGTTGTTGGCTGAAACAGAACCAGCTGTGACGCTCAGCGCATTGACATAGGCAGTCGTCACAGTGTTTTGAGTGATCGTGGTAGCAGTTGCTGCGTTGATCGCGTCTGTGGGCGGTTTAGTACCGGTGATCTGTGAATAGCTCGGGGCCGTGATACTCGCCCAGGAGATTGACCCACCCGTCATGGTGATACTGCCTGTAATCGTCGCAGAAGTCGCAGTTAGGTTTCCTGACTGATCCACTCTAAATGGCGCACTAGCCCTATTGGCATAGGTGTTGCCTGCCCAAAACCTGATCGAGGTTCCGGCGGTTCCGGCACCATCTATTCCAGCGTTGACCGTTCCTGTCGTTCCGAGCTCGATGCGGCCAGTCGAAATAAGACCTCCGTTGATGGCGGTGATGGTTCGGTCCGCATCGGACGGTGGTTTTGTGCCTGTTATATAGGAAGAGTTATAGGCGACTGAATCTAAAGACGCCAGATCTCCTGCATCAGTAAGATTCTGAATTCCACTACCACCTGTAATTGTCACCTGACCGCTGAAGTTGGTTGTGCTTCCATTAAAAGTGATCGCACCGCTTGCCAGTGAAAACTGACCGTTTGCCATATTGATCGACGAAACACCGTTGAATGAGGCTAGGGTCCCAGCTCTTATACGATCCGCATTAAGGGTTCCAGTGGATATGAAGTCTGCAACAATGGCACCATCGGCGGTGATTGCGGTCGTATAGGTGCCGCTGTAACCGGTGTTTGAATAGCCGAGGCCATTAATATTCCACCTCCAAACCTTTGAAGCTGTGTTGATGTCATTTGTATTGATGACCAGCAGCTCATAGGGTTTGCCGTTAACATCCAGGTTGGTAATGATGCTGCCACCCTGGGCTCCCCGGATAAGATCGGTAGCGTTAGTGATCGCCGCAGTGACGTCTGGGGCGGCGTACTTAAGCGCTTGGGTCAGGTTGGATCCACCGGTTGGACTAATATTAGCGACAGGTTCGTTTGGTGCCGCTGCCTTAAGCTCGCTGATCATGCCACCATTGAAGATTAGTTTGTGACTGAGGATCGCGATATTTCTGACTGTATTATTTTTATCCGTAAACTGAACCACATCGCCGACTTCCAGGTGCGGCATCCCTTGCAGGCGCATGGTGTAAGCGTAGTAACTGAGAGGAAATTCACGGTTAAATATCGTTTGAAGCTGCGCATAAGTTGTGACAGCGTCATTGGTAAATTTGAATGCATAACCAGCATTTGTACCGTAAACGACACTCTCACTCTCGTTTTCTTTTTGAACGATAAGCTGTGTGATCTGGATCATGGCATCTGAATCTAGCCTAAAATCAAGGTAGTTGTCTGGTCCTATAGTGAAGGCCGGGCTGTTGAAAAAGATAAATGCCACCTGACCATTCACATCAACGACCACATTACGCGTTATGATCGCGGCGAGTTGCCCCAGGACCTGCCGCAGGGTCCCGGTAAGCGAAGCTTCAACATTGACACTTGGAAGTGTCTGAGTGGCAAAGGTAACGCCAAAATTTGAGGTGATCTCAGCCCTAACCGCAGCGTGAGTGGCCGGATATGAAAGCGACGTACTATAGATGACGTTGTCATAACCAGCCATCTTATCAAAGCATTCAATTTCAATACTGCGCTCAGTTTTCTTGATGTCGCTGTAATTCGCATAAAATACACCAAGGGGCACATATTCGAACACCCCAGTGCTGATCTCAATTCCGACATAAGGCTTGATCGGCTGTCCAACAATCGTTGGGATGGAGGCATCTTGAATCAATCGGAGTGTTAGTTTTCTGGCCGTTACACCGCCAATCGCAGGCATGCTGTTTGATCCGAAATAGGTCTCTACCGAAAAATCGATGATGTAATCCTCTGGAATCGTGGTCGAATTGATGACGACATACCCCTGGACGTTCCTTGCCGCCTCTTTTATTTTTGTTAGGAAGTTTGCACTCGCCCCGTACATGATACTTCACCTCTACTTCTCTATGAAAACAGCGGCTAGGTTGATCCAGAGTATCGATCCGCCGATGTTTCGATACATAGGCGTTGTTCTGGCCGCCACATAAAAGGTTTTTGTAGTGACGCCAGCAGCCGGATCCGGATATTGAATCGTGAAAAAAGCGTTCGTCATGGTCGCGAGAATCGTACTTACCTCTGATTGGGTTAACGGTCCCCATTCCACTGTGAGTTTTCTTTTCGTCGCTAGACGGTCCCTCACAAGATCGCCTTTTGCGTTTCGATGGGTTTCACCCTCAAGATCTGATATTTCCACTGAGAAGGCTTTCGGCGTTTTCACGGAAGTCGAATTAATAGTCAGCACTTGTTTCACCTCCGCATCATAGATTGAGCAGTAGTCGGCCTTCCTGACGTGAGAGCTTATTGATACTGTCGATGACCACTCGGCCCAGTTCTGTGGACCCGACTTGTAAAACGATATTAATCGGCCGGTCATCCATGCTACTTTCTGATTTGGTGTCCAGTTTATTGATCTTATCAAGTGGGACGATGGCCTCCGGTCCTGACTCGCCTACGAGGGCAATGGTTGGCTTTTCAACAATACCGCCGGTAGCATAAGCCGGGACCTTGATCGTTACCGCACCTCCGCCGCTACCGCTGAAAAAGTCTGTTATTCGGTCCTTAATTCTTGTGATCCCCTGGCGTACTTTGTCGATGGCGCTGGTCATAAAGTCCCACACACGGCCGGGTAGTCCTTTTACAATGTCGACGACACTGTCAAGGATCGCCTGGCCAAAGCCTTTGGCTGCGTCTCGGGCGCTCGAATAGGTGTCTTTCATTTTTCTAAACACTGCCGTTAACCACTCAAAGACTTTACCAGGAAGGGTTGAAATCACGTTTATAATGTTCTTAACGACCTCGAGTCCGATAGAAGCCGCCTTCGAGACCATCTCAAGACCCCAGTTTGAAATCTTGGAAAATGCCTCAGATAAATGGCTGCCAATCTTATCAGGGAGTTCAGAGAAAAACGTCCGGATACCTTCCAGGGCCGTTCCCACGACTTCCTTTGCCTTATTAACCGCTAGGTCGATTTCATCCCTGAATAGGAAAAACGCCGCGGTTAGTGCGGTAATGGCAAGAATGACAAGCCCCACCGGGCTTAAGATCATCCCGATCAGCGGGATTACCGCCGCAATGCCGGTGGCGATACTGCCGATGATCATGAGCAGCGGTCCTAGGGCAGCCACGACGGCAAGGGCGATGAAAACAAACTGCTGCGTACTTGGGCTAAGATTTGTGAACCACTCAATCAGCCGCTGCACCGCGCCTATTACACCCTCAATAGCCGGCATGGCTTGGTCCAGGGCATTAAGAAGCGTGGTTCCTAAGGGTTCAATGGCCGTCAGCAGTTTGTTTTTCATGGTGGCGAGGTTTTCTGAAAATCCGGCGGTGGCTGCTGTAGCGCCGTTAATGGTTTCACTGGACTCCCCCAGTGACTTTAGAAATTCGTCTAGATCAAAGCGGCCCTCGCGAATGGCAGCGGCCATATCCGGACCGACCCTGGCTCCAAATGCCTCAAGTGCGATGGCGTTGGCCTCACCGGTGGATCCGGCTTCTTTGATTCTTTGCGTGATTTCAATGAGCCCTGCCGTGGTGTCGGTGATGCCTTCTCTCGCCATCTTGCCAAGGGCCACCCTTAATCCGCCGAGTACTAATTCCGTATTGACCCCTTCTTTTTCAAATTTGCCGATGAGGGCAGCTGCGGTTTCAAAGTCAAACCCCATCTGCCTGAGGGGTGCGCCGAACTGAACCATTTTATCCGACAAGGTGTCGATGCCAATTCCAGTGGATTGACTGACCCTAAAGAGATAATCCATCGTGCCGGAGGAATTTTCCGCACTGACATTCCAGTCCCCAAAGAGCCGGGTGGCAGTTTGAATGGTACCGGATAGATCCACTCCTGTAATTCTAGAGAGGTTAAGAAATTGTGTTGCCATCTCCTGTAGGACCGGTCCAGTGGCACCCGTTCTGGTATTTAGGTCGGCGATAGCTGTTGACACGGAGTCCATGTCACTCGGAACATTTGAAAACACGGTTTTAAAGTCTGATTCCAGACCCGACAGTGCATCGCCGGTAGCGCCGGTTCCAACGCGGATCTTATCAAAGGCATCATCAAAATCGAGTCCCACTTTTCCTGCCGCAAGGGCAATACCTGCAAGCGGGACAGTGATTGATTTAGTCAGAGCCGACCCAGCATTCGTCATTGTTTTTCCGAAAGTAGATAGCTGCTTCTGAGTCGCCTTTAGACCTTTTTCAAATTCCGTCAGGTCAGCGCCAATACGCACCACCAGCGATCTGATGACATTACTCATAACTAATCCCCCCAGTCATCCAGTGCGCGGTTGATGGCGTCTATGACATTCTTTTCGACGGTGCCGCGGTTTTCATCAGCGGCGGGTCTAAGAAACGGCTTCTCGGCAGCTTCACCGACGACTTTTCCATTTCTGAGCACTTTGTGACCAAGTTCCACCGGTACCCCATAAGCCGCGCCGGTTCCAAAGCTAACGGATGCTGTTATTTTTAGTTTGTTCTTTCTGCTTTTTCTGGGGCTCGTTGCTTTGATTTTATTCTTGAGATTACCGGGTGAATGAGCCCATTTGCCAGATGAACGACCGGTGGGGCCAGGGGCAAGGGTGACGGCGCGGGATTTGATGACTCCAGCCGAAGTTATCGATGCTTCTTCAACCTCTTTAATGGCTTCATCGCCTAACTTTTCAAACGCTTTCATGAGCGCATCTAGTCCTTCCACCTTGTCAATTCGAATCATCACCTCTCACCCCCTGGTCCCTTTTAATTGTTTGTCAAAGTCCCGTATAATCGCCAGCATTTCTTCCGGTGTTTGTTCGTAAGTGTCATCATTTGTTTCCAGCGGTGAAAGTAGTTCTTCAATGTCCGGGAAGTCTTTCACCCGGCCAAGGCGCGCGGTGATGTAGGCGCCGTAGATGATGCGCCTATAGTCGTCGGTTTCACGATTTGCATATCCTTTTGAATAAGACTGTAGTTCAATCGGTGTCATTTCCCAAAATTCAGCGGGTTTGATACCTATTCGGGCGGCTTCCTCGATGAGAACTGAAAAGTCCCAGTCCTCGCTTTCACCGCCGCCTACACGTTTTTTTCCGGTTTACCGGTGCTGCCTTCAATGGCAAGGCTAAGCTTTTCTGAGATCTCAGGGATACTTGAATGGTCATCAATGAGGTCCATAACGGCATCAACGGTCAGCGCCGGATCCTCATGGACGAGTCCAGCCCAAATGAAAACGGCAAGGTCATTAATACCGACATCACTCAGGTTGAGCTTTGATATTTTAACGCCAAGTTCAGTTTCTATGAGCGACATTGCTTTCATGCCGAATCGAAGATTTCTTGGCTTATCTAAATGAAGTGTGACTGAAAAGTTGGCCACTTTCATTCCCCTTTCGAATTTAAGAGAGCGGCCATTTAGGCCGCCCAGTTAAGTCATTTTATGTGGTACGCGTTGCAATAACGGTATACGTCTTAGGCGATTTACCGACTTCATAGACGATGATATCCAGGCGCTTTGAGGTCTGGGCGGTGTCAAACCCGGTGATTGAGTTCGAAGCCACAGCGCTTGTAAGCGTTTGAAAGAATACCCCATCCACATAAAGATCAATAGTATGGCTCGCTGCCGTCACCGTCACTGTTGTTGAAGTGGTCGTTGTCCAGGTTGAATAATAGTTGAATTTATTAGTTCCAAACGTTGGAGCCACTGCCCCACCTGAAAGCACTAGAGCTGTGATGCCGGCTGATGCAACGAGTCCAAGGGTTGCCGCCCCGGTGACGCGAAGAACAATGTTGGCTTCAAGAACGTCATTTCCAATCTCAGGTCCCGGCGCTTCCATAACGAGCGCATAAAAGGTGTAGGTTGCACCAAGTGCACTCGGGAAGGTAATCGTATAAAGATCTGTCGTTTGATTTGTAAAAGCGGTGCGAATGGCTGTCTGGCCCGCATCGCCTGGATAGAAGTTAACGGTGACCGTCACGCTGCCGTAGTCCATCAGACCAAGGATAAATTCCTTAGCGGTTGAGGATAGTGTAGTGACATCGATTTCATCCTTTTTGCTGTTTAGCGGCGATATTTTTTTAACTTCACCAATTGTAGTGGCCCCAATTTTCAGTGTGGTACTGTTGCCTAGTTTTGCTTGAGATCCCATTAACATTTACCCCCTCATTAATTGTAAAAGAATTGTATTTCGATCACGCCGGTCGTGACATCCGTTCCAACATCATATCCGTCGAATTCGTTTACGATTTCAGCGCGCTGGACATATGGCGAACCGGGTGCATATTCACCTATGACGTCTTCAAATGCTGCACGCAAGTCCTCTCTAATACTTCTCATTTCAGGATAGGTCCTACCGTAGATGTCAAACTGGATGGAGACTTCCCGGCTACCTTGTTCACATAGAGTTGGCGAGCGGACAGTGCTGATTCTCTTGTAAACGATATAGGGTTGGGTTGCCTTCTGCGGCGCACTAACTGGATAGATCCGATTAGAAAGTACCGGAAGTTCGGTGGTTAATTTATGATAAATTGCATCTTCTATCGTCAAGTTACACCACCTCTCGACATGCCAAAATGAGCTCGCCCTCATGCTTTCCGGTATCATTGATAAATAGAATGTCAAAATATCGGTTGCCGTATTTAACTCGCATCGTCGTGTCAAGACCCTCACGGTACCAGAGTCTAAAAATGGCGTTAACTTCTGAATTGAGTTTTTGTGCTGCGTAAAATTCCCGGCCACTTCCTGCTTTGAAAGAAGCCCAAACAGTGAAAACATCAGTCCAGTCATAG